AAAGCCTTCCAGGATTCGTTTCTGATTTCCTGTAAGTAGTCAGAAGTTAATTCTTTATCTCCACTACCTAATTTTGTATATCCTATATCCTCTCCCTCAATACTTTCGGAAATTGGTTTACTGAATAACCCTTTAATTCTGTCAAATAAATTCACCTAAAAAGCCCCCCCAGAGAAGTAATCAATCGGCTCAACATCTGAAGCCACAGAAGCTTTGCTTTCTTTATTTAAAGAATATATCGCATATCTCATAGCGTCCATTAAGTGGTCATATTCTTTCAATGGTTCGTCCGTAAACTTTCCTAACTTTTCTACCCAAGTATAAGAGCCTATTTCGTCCATAAAGTTCACTAAACCTTTAAAAACTTTCAACCTTTTAGACTTTATTAACTCTATTACCTTCGCAATTCCCTCTTTAACCTTGTTATCTGCAGGTATAGCAGGCAGCCCGTCCCGTTTTAATATTTCAATTCCAGCTGGGTTTGATGGGTCGCAATAAATTTTTTCTACTGCTTCTTCTTGAATATCAAGAGCCACTTCAGAAGGCAATTTACCGCTCTTGTAATACTCCTTGTATATAAATATATTACCATCATTGTCAATTGCCATCCAGAGCACCGCTGTAGGGTTATTATAGCCCCAATCTAATCCCGCTATCTTCCTCCACCCATCAGGGATAGGGAAAGCATCTACCAAATTATCAGCGTCAAAATCCTTATATATTAGTCCCTCTGGTTGTGCAAACCTTCCCATATAAAACATCTCAAACTTCCATTCAGGAAGAGTGTTTTTAGCCCTTTCAAATTCGTCTTTGGGAAAAGCAGGGTTCAATGTGCTGGGAAACTGTATCACATCATAATCAGAATCTCCTCTTTCCCACCTGTCAAAAAAATCAGTTTTAAGCCAATTTAAATTATAGGGAGTAGTGGTCAACAATACTCTACCTTTCTTTAAAGAAGTTCTTCTAAGAGCTACATCCCAAGCTTCTCTTTTCATCTGGCCAGCCTCATCCATCCAAACCCCGCTTACGTGAACGCCTTCCAGACTCAATGGTTTGTCAGCACTTCCAAAAAAAACCCTATTACCCTGAGGAAGGTAATATGTTCTTTCGGAAATCTTATATTCACCCTGAAAAACTTTGTCTAAAAAATCTTTAGTTTGAGGTAGGATTATCCTCTGCAACATAGGGTAAGAAGGAGAAACAACTAAAAAATCGCCTTGAGGATTTTGAGTGATTTCCCGAGCTAACCAAACCTTGCCAAAATAAGTCTTACCCGCTCCAATACCAGAAATTACTCCAACAAACCTCGCTTTACTATCATATGCCCTTGCTTGACCTTTATGAAGATGTACTTGTATCTTCATCCTTCACTATTTCCAAAATCACAGGACTAAAGCTTTGTTTAACAATTGCATCAGGCTCGCCCCTGCTTATTCTTTCAATCTTTATCGCTTCTACCAAGAAATTTAATACGTCCTTAACTGTCAGGTCTTCAGGATTTAATTGCTTTAATCTCTTTAAAGCTATTTGCTGTAATCCAATAGCTTCATTTGAATGCCTGTCCACCATTTCTAATATTGCTTGCTCTTGAGCTTTTCTTTTCTCTTGCTCCATATAATCGTCGTAAGCCTTTACTCTTTCAACCCAATTATATTTAACACTCCAGTTGTTTAGCCAGGTAATCGATTTAGGTTTACCCCTGTTCTGTGCTACTTTCCTTATTGACCTCATCACCCCCAAATCTCTGTATATACAAAAAGCCTGATAAGCCTTGCTACTCTCATTTGGTAGCCTTTCCCATATTTCACCCACTTAAATCACCCCACATATTTATAAACATAATTCCCATCTTCGTCCCTTTCCCCCCTCTTCAAACAACCATACATTCTATCTGGTGCTTTAGGAGTTTCACTATTCCACATACTTTTTATCCAATCAAACATCGTGGCGTCATAAAATTTAGCCCTATTACGATTAGTGCCAGTATTAAAAGCCGTAGCACCTACCCAACCAAACCCACTAAATAATTCCTTCAAGTCCTTTTCTATATCTCTAAAATGTACTTCTCCTTTTTCTCTCGCAATTAAAACTGCTCCCCCGAAATGGCTCGTCTGGGAGTTCCATTCTGGAGGGACGCCGCAGCAGTTACAGCTATCGTTAAAGTCCCTTCCACTCGCATCGGAGCTATTAAACCTTAACCCCAAAGAGTGAGCGTAATCCCTCATTTCCTTAAACTTGTTTCTCTTATATGCTGGGTCAAACCTAAGATACCCGAAAGCATTAGACTTCTTCCTGTATAGATTGTATATATCGTAGCCTAAGATATACGACATCTTCTCATAACGGCTCTTTAACCTTTTATCCGCCCTCATCTCTAAACATAAAAACTCACTCGTAACCCCATCTACACCAGCTTCCTTAGCCTTATCAATTAAAACCTTATAATCATCCGAAAGACTGTAAATGAATGGTCGTAGCCGTAATGTAGTATGTATCCCTATAGAAGATAAGTTCTTAAGTGCCTGAAAACGCCTTTCCGGTGAAGGAACGCCCCTTTCAATCATCTTCGATTTCTTCTCATCGTTAGTTATTATGGAAATCTTAACGTGCCAATTATGAGTATGTTTTTTAAATATATCCATATATCGATAATCTTCCGTCCACCAAGTCGCCTTAGTGGAGAAGGAAAGAGGATAATCTATATAATCAAAGTAACGTAATAATTCCAACGTAACCCCGTATTTCTTTTCGAAGGGGTCGAACTGGTCTGCCAAAGCCCCCCATTGCATAACCTTCCTATTGTTTACGTAATGATAGAACTCCCTGCCCGCCTTCCCTAAAGCATCGTAATTGTTACTTAGGATTAGGTCGAACATTTTTTGAACCCTTTCTACGTTTACCGACCTTGCCTCTTTTTCTAAATAACCGTTTACGCAGTGGGACTTTTGGAAGAAACTAAAGCAATAAAGACAATCATAAGCGCAAACCGAATACGTATCGAACGTCATCGGCATAGAACAATCGAGGATTTCTCCGCTCCATCTCGGAGAGCTATAATACAATTTCCATCTCCACCTCGCTATTATTCTTTTTCACTACCCTTGCGCCCTGCTTTAACCACCATTCAAAAGCAGGTTTATCCATTTCAGTCTTCAAGGTTATCTTGTGTTTCCCCTTTAATCTTGCTAACTGCTTAAGATGGTTTAAGGCCATCTTACCTAACCCTCTCCCTTGACTTTCTTTATCTACCGCAATAGCAATTAATCGAATATGGTCTTTACCCTCCATTGCTACATAAAAAGTCTTCTCATCAAATACATAGCTTAAATACTTATCTTTGTTTCTATAGTTCATCACACTAAAAAACCCAAAACACTTCTTTACTGTATCATTGCCACAGGTATCGCAAATTTTCTTAATTGATAAATCTTTCGGATTAGAACAAGCTCGAATACGCACAAGCTACCTCAGAAAGAGGATATTCACAAATTACTCCCTTATCTAAAAAAAGTCTTAATCTCTCTTTACGGATGCCGTCCCAGCCTGAAAGTTCCCCTAACATATTTTTAGAGAAATATTCCCTTCTGAACTTCCAGAATATATCCCAGTTTACATCTTTAAACCTTTTTTGCATAACTTTAATCTCTTCCATCTGACGGTCAATATAATAACCAAAATACCGAGTAGCTTTAAAAAGCTTTCTAAAAGCGCATAAGGTCGTTTCTAAATTCCAATAATCAGTTTTAATAGACGGGAATTCAATATTTAGCTGGTCAACCAGATTGTCAGCGTAATGGTTCAAAATCTTTAAGTCGTCATCATATAGTGGTTTATCCACCTTTTCATCCCATCCTAAGGCATTAAATAAACCGTTCCGAGAGCTAACCGCTTCCTTAAAAGGTATTCCCGTAGGAGAAATCTGTAAGCCCGTTAGTCTATGAATAGCTTCTAAAAGAAGGAACAAAGAATATCGCTTGTAAAAAAATAAATTTCTATATAAAATTCTATAAATAGCGTCGTAGTCATCCAGCCCTTCAAAAAAATCACTTTGAGAGCTTCCACAAATCTTTTTCCAAGAATAAACCATTCTTATGAAAGCATCGTTACTTTTCACATATACTCTGTCAGTTTGAAAAATCAGGCTATCCCTTTTATCATTCCAAAACGCTTCTATATCCTTAAGATTAACTTGAGAATAATCAGGGAAGTTCAAAAAAATGTAATAAGCTGTAGCGCCTGAATAACAAGCCGAATAAAGCCAGGCCAGCCAATATCGCTGTTCTTCGTCCAAATTTAGTTCTTTAGCAATATATTTTAAAGCAGGGTAGGCAGGGTCACATTCCCCAGAATTCAAAGCATAAATATGATAAGCCTTAAATGCATTCAATCTGTGCATATTTCTTCTCCATCAAAGAAATACCTATACTTGATAAAATTATTTATACTTTTAGTTCGTGTAGCCCTAACAAACTTTTCAGTTATTTTAGACCCTGCATTCCTCAATCTTTTAATTGATGTTTCAACTGAACAAGTAATAAGATACAGTTTGCCTTCCAGCCTTTTATTTATCAAAAAATTAAAAAATTCATTATTATTTATCCTGTCTCCTTCCACAACCACAACCCCCTTGTTTAACTTCTCCACTTGCTTTTCAATCTTTCCCAAAGCATTATAAGGCAGGCAGTCAGTTCCTTCAGTCCTCAACCCCACATTATATTTCCCTATTAAAACTACTCCTTTAGAAATCGTGCAAGGGACTATATCATTCACAATCATAGTATCTCCCTTAATAAATCTTTCCTTTACAAATGTCGTTTTCCCAGCCCCTGACTGCCCAATAACTATGTAAATCACATTCTGATTACCATAGTTTTAGATTTACCTTTAAACTTCTTTTCAAATCCATTATCCATCAACCACTTTTCTGCACTCAATCTATCTGGGAAAGAAAGATAAACTACATAACTTTCCCCTTTCTCCTCTACAACTTCTTCAACTTCTTCTACTACATTATCTACCGTGTAATCTTCTAAAAGAAGATTTATCTCTATTTCATCAAACCCCGTCAGCTCTCTTAAATCAAAATTCTCGATTGAGGATAAAACTTCTTTCAAGGCATCGTAGTCCCAATCACCGGAGATTTTATTCAAAGCTAAATTCAAGGCTCGCTCTTGTTCTTCATCTAAATCTACATATACTACCTCTACCTCATCTATGCCCAAATCCTTTAAAACCTTTAGCCTTTGATTACCCCCTACAACTCTCATATTCCTCTTATTTACTATTACAGGTTCTATATACCCGAACTCCTCTATACTTCTTTTGAGCTTTTCGTACATTTCATCAGACATTCTACGAGGATTATAAGGAGCAAATTGTAGTTTTTCGGTTTTAACTTTTTTAACTTCCATATATCACCTCAAGCTATGAATTCGTATCCACATCGTGGACATTTAATCTTCTTAACGCTACTCGCTTCTTTACTTACTTTTTCAACCTCAAAATTAATATCTTTCACCTTTAGTTTTTCAGCTTTCATCGTATACATCCACCCTAAACTCTTTCCCCCGTAATAACATAAGCTTTACAACTTCAGCAATTTCATTCTCGGCCACATC